GGGAGAACCCCGGCAGTAAGCTGAAGACTGCTGTAACGACTAAGCCTAGCAAGCTAAAGAAAGGTTCTAAGGCCGCTAAACGGCGTAAGTCTTTCTGTGCCCGCATGAAGGGTATGAAGAAGCGCAACACTAGCGCAAAGACAGCGAATGACCCTAACAGCCGCATTAACAAAAGTTTGCGGAAGTGGAACTGCTGATGGCGTTCTTACAGTCAAACATACCGCACTTTAAATGTTGGGTTCGTAGGGAATATACGCACAACCACACGGCGTATCATGGTGAGTTTTTACACGCTATGGTGGTCGCCGTGACCACCATACCTAACCGGTGCCTATCGTTTCAGATTATCTTTACTGGCTGTGAGACAGATGACACTGATGAGCCTAACGTTCACGGCGGGGCTATGTGGGCCCGTATGCCAATTACGGCACTTGTAGGGGACACACCCTTAGAAGAATGGCCCGACCCTATGCCTGTGTGGGCGGCTCAACCTTGGGATTGCGCGTCTCGTACGCATAGCGTGTACGTGCTAGACAGATGCACTCCCTGCCCGTGGCTGGCAAAGATTGACGGTAAGTTCTACCCAGCCAAGTATTACTTTACGGTGGACTACACTGATTCTGAGATCGCTGATGACCCAGCGCAACATAAGCAAGCGCACGTGCTTGAGTTGTTAGACGCAGGAAAGTGGACCGGAAACATCGTAGCCTTACCTAATAACAGGGTGCGAGTGTCGCATCCTGCGTGGTTTGAGATGGGAGAAGGTGCTCCTGATTTCTTACCCTCACAACATATCCATTACAGTAAGTCTGACCTAGACTACACGTTGGATGTAAACCAAGTTTTTGACAATCTCTATGCGGAGGGAGATGACGATGATGAAGAAGAAAGGTTATAAGGCAGGCGGCAAAATGCCGGACCTAAGCGGCGATGGCGAAGTCACTCAGGAAGATGTCCTGATTGGGCGGGGCGTGCTTAACAAGAAAGGCAAGAAACCCGCCAAGAAAATGAAAGGTGGGAAAATGGTCAAAAAAGGCTACGCTAAGGGCGGTAAGGTTCGCGGTGCAGGTATTGCGCGTCAAGGCGTACGCCCCTGCAAGATGCGGTAGCATGCGTCGTTACTATAAGTCAGGCGGGAAAATATGTGCCAAGGGTAAGGCGTGGGCAAAGCGCACCTTTGATACGTACCCGTGTGCTTATGCAAATATGGCGGCGTCTAAATACTGCAAAGACCCTAACTATGCTAAGGGTGCCAAAGGCAAAAAGGCGAAGAAGTAATGGGTGAGTTAAAGAAGTGGCGAGATCAAGAGTGGGTTCGCATCGGTACCGATGGCGAAATCAAAGGCGAGTGCGGCACTTCTAAAGACAAAAAGAACCCTGATCGATGTTTGCCTAGAAGTAAGGCCCAAAGCCTATCTAAGTCTGAACGTTCTTCGACAGCTAAAAAGAAGAAGCGGGAAGGCAAGAAAGGTAAGACTGTGGTCAAGAACACCAAACAAGCGGAAGTAAAGTTTCGCGAGGGTGGACTTGCTCGTGGTAAGCGTTCCATAGCTCGTGGTTGCGGTGCTGTTATGAATAACAGACGTAAAAAGACGTTGTATACGTAAGGAGAGAAACAATGGAAGTGTTTCAAAACGGAAAGTTTTCTACGGGAGAGCCGGTCTATCAGATAGGCACTAAAAACGCAGACGGTACGTATGTCACAGTTGTATTTGACTTGATGACTAAAGAGCAAGCAGAGGCTAAACTAGAAGCAATGGGCGTTAAAAAACCCGTTGAAAAGAAGCCTGTAGCTAAGAAAAAAGCTCCAGCCAAGAAGAAATCTGCGAGTAAAAAGTAATGGCAACGTCAGGTACTACCGCATTTAACATGGACTTCACGGAGATCGCTGAAGAAGCGTGGGAGCGTGCTGGCCGTGAAATGCGCTCTGGATACGATTTGCGTACTGCACGTCGGTCCATGAACCTGATGACCATTGAGTGGCAGAACCGTGGGATCAACCTGTGGACCATCGATGAAGGCACCGTAAGCCTCGTTGCTGGTACGTCTGAGTACGATCTGCCAGCAGACACCATTGACCTTCTTGAGCAGGTAATTCGTACAGGTGCAGGTAACCAATCGACACAATCTGACCTTACGATAAGTCGTATTAGCGTAAGTACCTACGCATCTATCCCAAACAAGTTATCGCGTGGTAGACCTATTCAAGTGTGGATAGAACGCTTACGAGATAACCCTAAAATCAACGTTTGGCCTGTGCCAGACACAAACGACTATACCTTCCGTTATTGGAGGCTCCGCCGCATTCAAGACGCCGGTGCCGGTGCTGAGACTTCAGACATGAACTTCCGCTTTTTCCCATGTCTTGTCGCAGGTCTTGCATACCACATCGCTATGAAAGTGCCGGAGCTTGCTGAACGCTTGCCTATGCTCAAACAAGCATACGAAGAGCAATTTGCTTTAGCGGCGGGGGAAGATAGAGAAAAAACACCAGCTCGTTTTGTTCCTCGCGCTATGAGGATCTGAGATGGGCAATCGATTTGCGTCAAGTCAGAAAGCGCTCGGCGTATGCGATGTATGTGGCTTTACGTACAAACTGCGTGAGCTACGTAATGTTTACAAGAAGGGACGCGATACAAACATTAAATCGTGCCCTGAGTGTTGGGATGGAGACCATCCGCAGTTAAAGCTGGGGGAGTTTCCTGTTAATGACCCACAAGCGCTACGTGATCCACGTCCTGATTCCAATCAGTATGCGGCTAGCAGAGCGTTAATAGAGCCAGTCAAGCCGGTTGTCGGTACTGGATTTATAGGGCAAGCTGTAGTTCAGATTTCGTAGGAGTGAATACGATGCGTAAGCAAACACCAAAAGCTACTAAGAAGCCAAAGTCCAAGAACAAGCAAGTCAAGGTTCGTGGTACTGGTGCGGCTACAAAAGGACTCTATGCTCGCGGTCCTATGGGGTAAAGCATGAACTATACCGAGCTGAAAACTAACATTGAGGACATCACTGAAAATACGTTCACTGATGCACAGCTCGCTATGTTTACAGAACAGGCTGAACAGAAAATTTATAACACTGTTCAGATCCCCGCGCTCCGTAAGAACGTTACGGGCACACTAACTGCGAGTAATAAATACCTAGCCACACCTGCTGATTATCTGTATACCTATAGTTTAGCGGTTGTAGACGGTAGCGGTAATTACCATTTCTTGTTAAACAAGGATGTGAATTTTATTCGTGAAGCGTATCCAGTACAGACTACTACAGGATTACCTAAACACTACGCTAACTTTGATGATGATAGCTTTATTGTGGGACCAACTCCTGATAGCGGGTATACAATGGAGCTTCACTACGGGTATTACCCTGAGTCGATAGTAACGGCGGGTACTACATGGTTAGGCGAAGAGTTTGATTCTGCGCTCTTAAACGGAGCGTTGGTGGAAGCCTTGCGTTTTATGAAAGGTGAGCCAGACCTCGTACAGATGTACGAGCGCATGTACGTACAGTCGCTGAAGTTACTCAAAAACCTTGGCGATGGTAAACTTCGCGGCGATACTTATCGTTCAGGACAACCTCAGATACCTGTAACTTAGGGGATAAAAGATGGCAATTACTCAAGCAATGTGCACGTCATTCAAGAAAGCGCTTCTTGATGGCGAAATGGATTTTAGTTCAGACACGTCAGCAACGTTCAAAATAGCGTTGTTCACTTCGTCTGCAACACTTGGAGCGTCTACAACGGCGTATGCAACAACAAACGAAGTTTCAGGGACTGGGTATACAGCAGGTGGTAACACGTTAACTGTTGTGGCTCCCACGACGTCTGGGACCACTGCGTTCCTAGACTTTGCAGATACAACGTGGTCTACCGCAACAATCACCGCACGGGGAGCGTTGATCTATAAGTCTGGCGGCGGCAATCCTGCTGTTGCCGTGCTTGATTTTGGTGCCGATAAAACGTCTACTGCTGGCGATTTTCAGATCCAGTTCCCTACAGCCGACGCGAGTAACGCCATTATTCGGATCGCGTAATGCCCTCCTCTGTCACGTATACAGGGTGGGGTTCTACCGCTTGGGGCCAAGGCTCTTGGGGTACAGATCTCACCATTGTAAGCGTCGATGGAGTAGGAGCTACCGGCGCAGTTGGCACTGTTGTTGTCGCCGCTGATGCCGATGTTAGTGTTACTGGATTAGAAGCTACTAGCGCACTTGGTAATGTTACTGTTACTGGTGCGGCTACAGTTCAACCATCAGGGCTTGAAGCCACTGGTGGTATAGGAAACGTTCTTGTTGTTGCCGACGCTAACGTCGGCGTTACCGGTGTCGCCGGTACTTCCGCTTTAGGCTCCGTCACCGTCACTGCTGATGCAAATGTCAGTGTTACGGGCCTTTCTGCTACATCCGCACTTGGTACGGTCGTTGTCGCCGCTGACGCAAATGTCAGTGTCACAGGAGAAGAAGCTACCACAGCTCTTGGTTCTGTCACTGTTACAGGTGATGCGAACGTATTCCCAACCGGCGTTGAGTCTACAGGTGCGATAGGCACTGTCAGCGTTTCAGGCGATGCAAACCTCACAGTTACCGGCGTTGCTGGTACGACGGCGCTTGGCACGGTTGTTGCCACAGGTGACGCTATTGTCTCTCCATCAGGACTTGAAGCCACTACTGGCCTTGGTTCTGTCACTGTTACCGGCACAGCAAATGTATCCCCAGCGGGGCTTGAAGCTACTAGCGCTCTTGGAACGGTTTCTGTTGTTGCTGACGCTAATGTAAGCGTTACAGGAGAAGAAGCTACTACGTCTCTTGGCACTGTCGCTGTAACGGGTGACGCCATTGCAACCCCGTCAGGTCTCGAAGCGACCGGCGCAATCGGAACTGTACACGTTGCGGTCGTTGTTGATGTTATAGTTACAGGAGTTGAAAGTACCGTAAGTTTAGGTACAGTAACTGTTACTGCTGGAGCAACTGCACTTCCAACAGGCGTAGAAGCCTCAGGTGCAGTCGGAAATGTGTTCATCTGGGGCGAAATACCTACAGATCAGACACCAGACTGGCAAGCGATTTCTGACGGACAAACGCCAACTTGGGGTAATATATCATCAGGACAGGCCCCAAATTGGCAGAACATTACAGATACGCAGAGTCCTTCTTGGGGTAATCTGGATACAGGCCAGACGCCAAATTGGGACGATATAGCCGCTTGAGGACAAGAGAATGGCAACACAGTACACCAGCATACTTAAACTAGCGCTTCCCGTACAAGGCGAGCTTAGTGGTACTTGGGGCGATGTTGTAAACGACAACATCACTTCGATGGTCGAAGAAGCTATCGCAGGCCGTGCAGTCATTAACACATGGACCGCTAACTCCCACACACTAACCACTGCCGATGGCACGACCTCTGAGTCTCGTGCGGCGATCCTTACTCTGACTGACACAGGCACGGCGTTGACCGGTGCAGGTACGGTTATTTGTCCAGCGGCGTCTAAAATTTACATTGTCGAGAACGGCACAGGCCAGACAATTACTGTCAAAACGTCTTCTGGCACGGGTATTGCTGTACCCAACACTAAGAACATGGTGGTTTTTTGTGACGGCACAAACGTCGAAGAAGGCATCACAAACATCAACAGCCTTACACTTAATGGCGACGGCGCTACCGTTTCAAGCATAAAAGACGAAGACAATATGGCGTCTAACAGCGCCACAGCACTCGCTACCCAACAGTCCATCAAGGCGTATGTAGATTCTCAAGTCGGTGCTAACAACGAACTTTCTGAGGTTCTGGCTAACGGCAACACCTCCGGCGGGACAAATATCGAACTCACCACAACGGACAAAGTACAGTTTCGTGATAGCGCAATTTATCTAAATTCAAGCGCGGACGGACAGCTTGATATTGTTGCAGACACTGAGGTGCAAATTGCAACTACAACTGTAGATGTAAATGCCGCAGTTGATATCGCAGGCAACCTGTCAGTAGACGGCGGCACAATCAAGCTGGATGGTAACTATCCGCTTGGCACGGAAAACGTAGCACTTGGAAACGATGCGCTTTACACAATCAATAGCACAGGTAATTTTAACGTAGCTATTGGCTCCGAGGCTTTGTACTCAACTACAACCGGAGATAACAATACCGGCGTTGGTATGGATGCGCTTAGAAGTAACACAACGGCTTCTAATAACACTGCACTTGGGATGCAAGCACTCCGCGCCAACACTACAGGTGCATCAAATGTTGGCATAAGCTACAGGGCGTTGTACCAAAATAGCACTGGCGCAGGAAACATTGGTATTGGATTGAATGCACTGTTTTCAAACACTACGGCTGATCACAACATTGCAATCGGAAGCGCCGCGCTAGATGCCAATACTACAGGAGCTTATAACGTAGGTATTGGTAACAACGCTTTAGGAGCAAATACTACTGCAAGTAATAATACTGCTGTTGGTCATCAAACACTAACAGCAAACACCACAGGCACAAGAAATACTGGGATTGGTTATCAAACAGGATTCGCCTCCACCACTGCAAGCGACGGCACCTATCTCGGCTTTGCCGCAGGCGAGGCAGTAACCACAGGAAGCTCAAATACCATTATTGGTAGTAAGTCTGGTCAAAGCCTAACGACAGGTAATTCTAACGTTGTCATAGGTGTTGAGGCGCTAGATGCGGATACTCAAGGCGATAGAAACATTGCGATTGGTAACTCAGCGTTAGGGTCGCAAAACTTTACGTCCAGCACAGACGCTTACAATATCGCTATTGGTCACAACGCGGGAGCATCAATTACTACAGGTAAGTTTAACGTCGCTGTCGGCGGTTTGTCGCTCGACGACGACACTCAAGGCGCACGTAGCGTTGCTATAGGTTACGCCGCGCTAAGCGCACAGAACCATACTACAGCAACGGATACATATAACGTAGCAGTAGGATTCTTTGCTGGAACCAACGCCACTTCAGGTGTTCATAACACCTTTGTTGGCGGACTAGCTGGTGATGCAATTACAACTGGAAGTGATAACACGGCTGTCGGAGCGCAAGCTCTTAGCGCAGGCGTAGCGTCGTTCTACAACACGGCTGTTGGTTATCAAGCGCTGTTAACTGACACAACAGGCAGACACAGTGTTGCGGTAGGTAGGCTTGCACTGAAATCTCAAAACAACACTAGCTCTGCTGATATGTATAACGTGGCTGTGGGGTCTAGTGCTGGAGCATCAGTAACTACAGGTCAAGGCAACACTCTTATTGGTGGCCTTGCGGGTGATGCAATAACTTCAGGCGGCTCAAACACGGCTGTGGGTAAGAGCGCATTAACGGCGAACACAACGGGTACGTTAAACACCGCCGTCGGTCTTTCTTCTCTAGCAAGTAATACAACAGCATCTGGAAATGTGGCTTTAGGTTATGAGGCTGGTAAAGACATAACCACTGGAACAGGTTTGGTGGCAGTCGGCTATAAGGCCGCTGAAAATACTACAGGCAACAACAACACAGCGCTCGGTTACAACGCTTTACAAGCAAATACTTCTGGTGGTCAAAATACTGTTATCGGCACATTGGCTCTTGATGCCAATACTACAGGGGGTAATAACGTCGCTACTGGCTATGGGGCCTTGGGCGCTAACACAACAGGCCAATACAATACGGCGCTTGGTAGCACCGCTTTAGACGCAACCACCACATCATCAAACAGCACGGCGGTAGGTTATGCGGCGCTTGGCGCTCAAACGACTGGTACGCAGAATACGGCTGTTGGCGCTCTATCAATGGATGCCGCCACCACCGGAAACTACAATACCGCAGTTGGCTATAACTCGCTGGGCGCATTGACTACGGGCCAGCTAAACGTGGCAATTGGTATTCAGGCTGGCGGAGGTATAGTCGATACGGATCGCAGTGTCTATATAGGATACCTTGCAGGATCCGTAAGTACAGCCCAGCAAATGGTAGGCGTTGGCTCTCAGGCGCTTGCGTCCAACACTACAGGAACCGGAAGCACTGCTGTTGGTTATGCGTCGTTGTCAGATAACACCACAGGGACAGGAAGTACCGCTGTTGGCTACGCGGCCCTTAACTTAAATACTACGGGCGGTGGAAATACCGCTGTTGGTTATGTGGCGCTTGATGCAAACACTACGGGTTCAGACTCTACTGCCGTAGGATTTGAAACGCTTACTGCCTCTACGGGTTCAGATAATACAGCCTTTGGCTCAAGAGCAGGCCGAAGTGTGACGACAGGTGTTGAAAACGTCGCTGTTGGCCGGGATTCCATGTACTCCAATGATGTGGGTGATAGAAACGTTGCGGTTGGCATGTACTCTTTGTACTTCTTCAACCCATCATCAAATGTTGACTCCTACAACACAGGCGTAGGTTACGGCGCACTGCAAGGCACTACAACGCAGACAGGCACAAATAACACGGCTCTTGGCGGATTGGCAGGCTATAAAGTTCAAGACGGCTCCAACAACACAATGCTGGGCTATGACTCACTGGGTGAACTAACAAGCGGTAATCACAATACCGCTGTTGGCATGAATGCTATGTCGTCAGCTACGTCGGCAAGTGAGTGTGTGGCTGTGGGCCGTTTTGCGCTTGATGCAATCACAACTCAAGGTGCTTTGACCGCTGTTGGTTATCGTGCGCTGTCAGGAAATACAAGCGGCACAAGCAACACAGCTTTGGGCCACGAGGCATTATTTAGAAATACCACAGGTTCAAGCAATACCGCACTCGGTCGTTTGGCACTGGAGGCAAATACCACGGGTGGCTCTAATACCGCTGTAGGTATGCACGCTCTCGATAACAACACCACAGCTTCTAACAACGTCGCCGTAGGTTATGCGGCAATGCTCGATAACACTACAGGCGGTCAGAACATCGCTATTGGTGCTCAAGCATTGCAAGAAAACACGACGGCTGGTGGTAATGTTGCTGTCGGCCATCAAGCCTTGCTGAATAACACTACTGGAACCAGTAATATAGCCATTGGCTATGCCGCCTTAGACGCAAGCACCACAGCGAGCAGTAACACGGCTGTTGGTTACGGGTCGCTCGGCGCAAGTACAACAGGCCACAGTAATTCGGCATTAGGTGCTGGCACTTTAGCCGCAAATACGACAGGTCAACACAATACTGCGGTCGGTGTTAATGCTTTAGATGGCAACACCACCGCTAGTTACAACACAGCGCTTGGATCTAATGCTTTAGGTGGCGCAAATACAGGCACTAACAACACAGCGGTTGGCGCTTCTGCGTTAGACGCAAACACCTCCGGCACGAACAACGTGGCTGTGGGTGTTAACACTATGGGCGCTAATACTACTGGTGATAGTAATATCGGTATCTCTACTAGCGCTCTGCTAACTAACACCACCGGTAGCTACAACATTGCTATAGGTAGAAACGCCTTAAGGCTTGCTACTACCGCTCAACATAACATTGCGATTGGTTACAACTCAGGCGATCAAATTACCACGGGCGCACAAAACACGGCTGTCGGTAGCGAATCACTTGATGCTCTTACTGTTGGACAATATAACACCGCTTTAGGTTTCAGAGCCTTAACAACTGAAACACAAGGCAGTCGCTCCACAGCCCTCGGATATCGCGCGCTCAACACGCAAAACAACACATCAGCCGCAGATATCTACAACGTAGCCATTGGATTCCAATCTGGTTATGCAACAACCACGGGTAAAAACAATACACTTATCGGGGGTCTAGCGGGTGACGCAATTACGACTTCCGATAATAATGTTGCTGTAGGCTATATAGCGCTTACGGCTTCTACTACTGGTGACAGCAATACTGCAATTGGTAGAGGTGCGTTAAGTGCCGTTACTACTGGCTCAAGGAATACCGCTGTTGGTGAAGGAGCAGGTGGCGGGCTAACAACTCCTAACGACAACACGTTTTTTGGTAAGGCGGCAGGGGCGTCTATTACCACTGGTGCAAAAAATACCATCATTGGTCGTTACTCTGGTAACAGCAATGGCCTCGACATCCGCACCTCAAGCAACCACATCGTCTTGGCAGATGGTGACGGTAATCCTCGGGGTATTTTTGATGCAAGCGGCAACTTCTTAGTTGGTCGAACTTCTACGTCAGGCGTTGATACTGATGGTCATGTTCGTTTTGCAAGTGGTGAATCATATCAATCTGCAACAAACAACACTGTTCAATTTATAAACAGAAACACAACAGACGGTTCGCTTTTGAACTTCTACAAAGGAGGCACCACAGTCGGTAGTATTACTGCTGATAACGGCTACTTAGGAATCGGTAAAGGCGATACAGGTTTACTTTTCCAAGACGCAAATAATGCCATCCAGCCAAGAGACCATACCGGTTTAGTTAACAGAGACGGCGCTATTGACTTGGGTGTTTCAGGTGGACGCTTCAAAGACCTATACCTGTCAGGCGGTGCGTACCTAGGCGGAACCACAGGTGCCAATAAACTAGACGACTACGAAGAAGGGACGTGGACTCCTTCACTTCAAGACGCTTCAGGAAATACAACAACATGGGCTGGCTCTGCGGCAGGATACTATACAAAAGTTGGAGACAAGGTGACAGCTTGGTTTACCTTTAGCTCGTCAAGCACAGCAATTACAAGCCGTGCTTATACTAAAGTTGCGGGCTTGCCGTTTGTTAATAACTTATCAGAACAGACTTCTGTCACTTCATTATCAAGGGTTTTTGATTTTACGTGGAGTGATGAAGACTTTTATATGGGTATAACTAGCACAGAGATTCTTTTTAAAGAATTAGGCGCTGGAAACACCAACGTAACTTTAACGCCAACAAACACTCAACAAAGATTAAGTGGAGGGGTTGTTTATAAAGTAGCCTAATTATCTCAAGTGGACTCTTGAGACGGACTAAAGGAGAAAGACAATGGCATTAACTGAAGAAGAAGTTGCAGACAAAATTGAAGTGGTCGAAACGCAGGACGAGGACGGCAATACTGTCACCTCTGTTCAAGTTCGCATGACTACTAAGGTACTAAAGGACGGCGCTGTGATTGCACAAAGCTATCACCGTCATGTAATTCAATCAGGTGACGACTGGTCGTCCGAACCTGCTAACGTGCAGACTATCTGCAACGCAGTATTTAGCTAAGGAGACTATCCATGACTGACGAAGCAAGAACCGCTGAAGAGCGCACACAAGACTTTACTGCTATGGGACATAGCGTAGATCTAATCAACGACATCGTTGCTGGTAACCAAGACGACGATATGGAAGCCGCAGAGCGTCAAGACTGCGTTGACCGTAACGTAGAACACCTTGAGCTTATGGTTGCCAAAGACGATTGGGACGGCGAGGACATGACTGCGTCCAATGCCGCAATCACCGCAGGAAACGGCTATACTGCTTCCTAAACCTTAACCACAACTTGGAGTAACGAAAATGGGAAAAGACGAAAAGACCCCAATCAACGTTAACGGCCAAGAGTACATCCTTGAAGATTTTACAGATCGACAAAGAGCGCTCTTGAACCACATCAATGATCTCGATCGAAAGATCGGCAATTCTCAGTTCAACTTAGAACAGCTTTCATTTTGCCGCACAAAGTTTATCGAAGACTTAGCACAAGATCTTGAAAGTGAGGAGATCACCGATGAGGATTACGAAGAAGTGTCTGCTGATCCTGCTGATTAGTCTCTTAAGTCCTGCCTTCGGGCAGGACACCCCTGAGGTAGATCCTACGCCTGAGGTTGATCCACCGCCAGTAAGAGACGATGGTGAGTACGAGCCAGACTTTGATGGTGATGGGGATGACACAAACATTGAGGGCGACTTAAACACGTCAAACTCAAACAATAACAACGTCAACAAGACGTACAACGGTGCTGGCTCTGGTAGACAGATGCCTGCGAATACTGCTGTCTCTCCTTCTTTAATGAGCACAGGTCAGCAATCATGCCTTAAGTCACTTTCTGGTGGTGTACAGTTAGTAGGTTTTGGCGTGTCTTCTGGTCTTTATCGGCAAGATGAAGAGTGCAACCGTAGATTAAACGCGATTACGCTCTCAAATATGGGTATGAAAGTGGCCTCTGTCAGTTTGATGTGCCAAAATGCTCAGGTATGGAGAGCTATGTTTATGAGCGCAACTCCATGCCCAATTATTCGGTCTGGCAAATTACTTGTGGGTAAGAATGCCGTACTAGCGATTAAACAGAATCCAGCTATGTGGATTCCCGATTATGAAGAGGACAAGGCTTTTTACGATGAGCTTTTAGCCGGAGGGGGCGATGACAGCGGCGAGCAAGAGTCTAATAGCGGTAGCCTTAGCGATCGCTTCCGTACCACTAAACGCGACCGAGATTGACGACTTAGTTAACACCTCTCAAAGCATTCGTGACACGTTTGCCTATGGCATCAAGACGATTGCAGGGGGCGAATCCTATGCTGGAGAAGGCTACATTGCTCCAGCTATGGCCGAGAACGGTCACATATCTAAAGAACAGCAAGACGCCTACAATGCCGCCGTTGCCGCAGTTCAAGCGGCTACTTACTCCTATGATCCCAACGCGGATCAATACTTCCAAGACCAAGCCGATCAAGCAATGGACACTGTGTCAGAAATGATCGATGCCTACGTCGAAGCCGCACAAACCATCATTATGGTCGCTACTGTTAACGAAATGGCGCAGGACGCACAGACAGCGGCAGATGAGCGCGAGGCTATGGCCTTACAAGAGTTCATGGGTGCAAACGACGTAACGTTACAGGATGAAGAGATTGAAGCCTACAACGACGCGTTGTCTAACACCGAACAAGCAATACAAGTTGCCGCCGCGTATATGGCGGTCGCTAATGATGAAAACTTACTGAATCAAGCAGATAATATGGCTAGAGAGTACAACGTGACTTTTGAGGAGGCCGCGTCTGTTTTCTTTGACTTAGACACACAAGCCGTTTGGGTATCGTTTGACGGCGGTAGCACCATTCAAGGCTTGCAGGTAGGTAACTACTTTGTTGCCGCAGAAGATGTGTTAACACGTGCTGAAACACAAGAATTTTGGACCACGAGCCCCGAGGGAGGGTGTTGGTTCGCTGAAAACCAAGAGGAGTGCTTGAACGGTGGCCCTTGAAGATTTAGAGGTTAATGTCGGCGGGACGTCCATCAAGGGCGTTTGGATTGCTATCGTGCTTACTTTTGGCTCAACAATTGGGGGCGGAATCTGGGCGGCATCTCAGTTCTTTGCACAATTGAATGAGCAGTCAGAGGCAGTCATAGCCGCAACAGCGCAAGCAGAAGGTTTGGCTACGCGGTTCGATGACCTTAGAGAATCAAATACCACACGACTGCAAGCGATGGACGTCAAACTGTCGAACATGGAGCATGCCATGACAGCGGCAGATGTTGAGAATCTGCAAGGCAAGCTGGCTGAACTGGGTGCCAACCTCGTGCAAATTATGGATGCACAGCAAGAGCTACTGGACTTACGCGATCGTATCAGTACAGTAGAGAAAACATCATCCGAAACAGAACTACGTGTTTCTGGTAAATTAGATGCGCTATCTACAATAGATGAGCGCCTCAAGCGTTTTGAGCGTGATATGGATGACCTTTGGACGGCAATAGACGCAACAAATCCTTTAGGCGGTAACTAATGGACACAGCAGAAGAAGCGCTCAAGCGCATTGAAATACATGAAGCCGAGTGCAAACTGCTACGACAAAACATTGAAAAGCGGTTGGACCAAGGTAACGAGCGGTTTAACAAACTAGAGCGTATGATCCTCGCAATCTACCCCTTCCTGATTGCAGTTATTGGCGCGGCGGAGTATTTCAGATGAATTTTGACAAAGTAAAAGGGTTAGTGGGGTCACTGGCTCCTACAATTGGAGCCGCTTTGGGCGGTCCTGTCGGCGGTGCGGCGGCGTCCATGTTGGCAGATGTGCTTGGTTGCGATCCAGTTCCGGCAAAGATGGAGAAAGCCCTACAACAGGCTACACCTGAGCAGTTAGCTGAAATCAAAAAAGCTGAACTAGATTTTGAGGTCCGCATGAAGGAACTCGAAGTGGACGTGTTTGCGCTTGAAACTAAAGACATTCAGGACGCACGCTCTAACTTCTCTACAGACTGGACTGCACGAACGATCGGACTAATTATGGTCCTCTTTTTCTGTTCTTTCTGTGCGTTTATCGTCATTGAGCCGCCCGGTTCGACGTCTATGGAACTTATCAACCTGATCTTGGGTTACCTTGGCGGTCTTGTTTCCGCAGTCGTATCGTTCTATTTTGGTGCGTCTCAGAAACAGGACTGACTTATGAGTAAGCTCGTTGCACAATTAAAGCGCCATGAAGGTGTAAAGAAGTTTTGCTATCTGTGTCCGGCTGGTTTTGAAACCATCGGTGTGGGTAGAAACATCAGCGAAAACAATGGCTTAGGTCTATCTGATGACGAGATAGACTACCTCCTTGAGAACGACATAAAACGGTGCAAGCAAGAATTGATCGCACTGTCGTGGTTCGTGGACCTTGACCTTGTGCGCCAAGACGCCATCGTTAACCTATGTTTTAATCTAGGTATGACGCGTCTGCTAGGTTTTAAGAATGCTTTAGCGGCGATGGAGGCAGGAGATTACCCCAAAGCCGCCGACGAATTTTACGATTCGCGTTGGGCCAAACAGGTAGGATCACGAGCGGATGAAGTCTGCGAAATGATTCGCACCGGTCGATACGGAGAAGGGTATGCGTAATACTGTTCAGGCGAGAGATATCGATGGTGGCACTGAGCCAACGCACACAGTAGAAGTTGTTTGTGCTCATTGTGGCTATGACCTTGACGAAGCCGAGCTAGAAGCCGACACTTGTTCAGATTGTGGTCAACCTCTTAATTTAAAAGAGAGCGTATCTATACAAGTAACCACGTTGCCGCCGGTATTTGGTGACACTCTATAGGTGCGATATGGCGTTAAAAAAATTAGCTTTCAAGCCGGGAATCAATCGTGAGGTAACACGATACACTAACGAAGCTGGTTGGTATGAGTGTGACAAGGTACGATTTCGGCAAGGGTACCCCGAAAAGATTGGTGGCTGGGAACGTATCTCTGTGTCTACCTTTCAGGGCGTATGCCGTTCGCTATCCAACTGGATAACGCTTGGAAGCATTAACCTCATTGGCGTAGGCACGCACCTCAAGTTCTATTTAGAGCAAGGTGGCGGATACAACGACATTACGCCGATTCGAGAGACCACCGCCGCTGGTGATGTGACCTTTGCGGCTACCAACGGGTCAACCACACTGACGGTAACTGATACCGGCCACGGTGCACGTGAGGGAGATTTTGTTACGTTTAGTGGCGCGGTAACACTAGGCGGTAACATTACGGCTAGCGTGCTGAATGCGGAATACCAGATCGTAGCAGTTCCAGATGCTAACTCTTACACCATAACAGCCACAGCTACGGCCAACGCGTCCGACACAGGTAACGGCGGATCTTCAGTGGTTGGTGCGTATCAGATACGTACAGGTGAGCCTTACGAAGTGCCTCTGACCGGTTGGGGTGGTGGCACATGGGGTGCTGGTGTATGGGGTACCGGTGGCACATCGACCGAAGCTATCCGCCTCTGGAGCCAGTCTAACTTTGGTGAAGACTTAATATTTGGGCCACGAGGTGGTGACATCTTCTACTGGGATGCAACCAACGGCGTAGAGACTCGTGCCGTGTACCTAAACACGCTATCAGGTGCGTCGAACGTACCTAGCAAACAAAACTTTATTCTTGTGTCCGACGTTAGCCGGTTCGTCTTTTGTTTCGGCGCAAATCCGCTGGGTTCTGCAACGTTCGACCCTATGCTGATTCGGTGGTCTGACCAAGAAGACCCCGCAAACTGGACGCCAGCCACTACAAACCAAGCTGGTGACCTGCGACTATCCAAGGGCACAGAGATCGTAACGGCTAAACAGTCACGCCAAGAGGTGCTTGTTTGGACTGATTCTTCTCTTTACTCACTTCAGTACCAAGGTGCGCCGATCGTGTGGGGCGTGCAGTTGGTGGGCGATAACACCTCTATTGCCTCTCAAAATGCCGTTGGATTTTCTGGTGGTGTTGCCTATTGGATGGGCAAAGACAAGTTCTATTCCTACGATGGACGCACGCAAACATTACCTTGTGACGTTCGACGGTTTGTATTTAACGATTTCAACGAGTTGCAGTACGACCAAGTATTTGCAGGAACTAACGAAGCGTTTCACGAGATATGGTGGTTCTACTGCTCACAAAACAGCCAAACAATCGACCGATATGTCGTCTACAACTACCTCGAAAAGACGTGGTACTACGGCACAATGGCGCGTACAGCGTGGCTTGACTCTGGACTGCGTGACTACCCACTAGCGGCTTCATATACATACAACTTGACCAACCACGAGTTTGGCACCGACGACAACGAGACAGGCACCCCTGTGCCGATTTCAGCGTCTATCACGTCTGGACAGTTTGATATAGATGACGGTGATCGGTTTGCGTTTATTTGGCGCTTGATGCCGGACATGACGTTTGATGGCTCTACAGTAGATGATCCTCATGCCACTATGAGTCTGTTGCCGTTGGCTAACTCTGGTTCGGGTTATAACAGTCCTACATCTGAGGGAGGATCCAACTCTGGTACGGTAACACGTACGGCTACAGTGCCTATTGAGAAGTTTACAGGACAGGTAAACACGCGCGTGCGTGGCCGTCAGATGTCTATCAAAGTTGAATCAGATTCTCTTGGAGTTCGATGGCAGTTAGGTTCACCACGAGTGGACATGCGCCCTGACGGGAGGCGCTGATGGCTAACGAATTAGAGCGCCCTGCTCCTCCTGCGTTGCCTCTTGCAACCGAAACTTACGATCGCCCGTTTATGGACCAGAACAGTAATGTTCTGCGACTGTTCTTTACGCGCCTTATAAATGCGTTTGATAACTTAGTCAGTACCGATAACGGTGGTAAATTTATATATAGTCCAGTAGGTACGTTCTACAGCACACAAGACCAAACTGCCGCTGTCGTAAACACAGGTTATGCAGTTACGTTTAACAACACGGTGCTTAATAGTGGTGTTACTCTCTCAAACAACAGCCGCATAAACGTCACAGATGCAGGGGTGTATCAGTTCAACGTAACGTTACAGTTAGAACACAACAACGCTAGTGATGCACAGATAACGATTTACGAAGAGAAGAATGGTAGTTCAGTAGCGTATTCAGGGCATGAGTTCCACATTAAAGGGAACGACTACGATGCACTAAACTGGGAGTTTATGGTCTCTCTAGCGGCCAGTGATTATATTGAAATCTACTGGGCAACAGACGATACAGGTGTAAACTTACACACAGAAGCGGCTTCATCTCCGCACCCCGGCATACCGTCTGCATCGATTGATGTGACGTTTGTAAGTAATGTGTAGGGATTAGCATGGCGTATTACGTAGGCACAAAAGAATTCCCTAGCATTACTGCGGCGCTGGGGTATCTGCGTGCAAATAGACCGCCCGGTCTTGGAATTACTACAAAACCGGTAGGCGGAAAGCCTGCACCCACTACAAAACAGCCTGCTCCCGCGCCAGCACCAGCACCTTCGTTGCCTACACGTCCTACTACATTTGATCCTAGTAGAACACCTAATTTTCCCGGAGGGCCAGCTCCAGTTCCAACTCCTGCGCCAGCCCCTGCTCCAACCCCAGCCCCTGTTCCGGCTCCTGCGCCACCTCAAGATGACAGAGCAGACAGAGAGTTACAGGAACGTATTCGTGCGGAAGCAGAAGCTCGTGCTAGAGCCGAGGAAGAAGCTAGACGTAGAGCCGCCGAAGAAGCCGCTCGTAGGAGAGCCGAAGAAGAACAGCGTAGACAGCAAGAAGAAGCTAGGCGTGCCGCAGAGGAAGCTGAAGCTGTTGCTAGGGCCGAGGAAGAAGCTAGACAACGCGCTGAAGAAGCCGCAAGGGTAGCCGCTGAAGCTGAAGCGCGACGTCAAGCCGAATTAGAAGCACAGCGTGCGGCGGAAGCTAGGCGCGTTGCTGAGGAAGAAGCCGAACGTAGAAGAGCCGAGGAAGAAGCCGCTAGACTTCGTGCAGAGGAAGAGGCGCGTCAACGTGCGGCAGAAGAAGCCGCAAGGGTAGCCGCTGAACGTGAAGCCGCTCGCATTCGTGCCGCACAGGAAGAAGCTCGACGCCAAGCAGAAGAACGCGCACAAAGAGAAGCTGAAGAAGAGGCCAGACGCCAAGCCCAAGAAGAAGCTCGTTTACGTGCAGAGGCAGAAGCAGAAGCTCAACGTCGAGCAGAAGAAGCCGCAAGACTTGAAGCTGAACGCGAAGCCGCACGGATACGTGCTGAAGAAGCTGAAAGACAACGTGCGGCGGAAGAAGCCCGACAACGTGCGGCAGAGGAAGAAGCCGCTAGACAACGCGCAGAAGAACTTAGACGTCAGCAAGAAGCGGCAGAGGCTATTCGCCGTGCAGAAGAAGCACAGCGTGCCGCAGAAGAAGCGGCTAGGCAACGTGCCGCAGAAGAAGCCAGACGCCAAGCAGAAGAGCAACGTAGAGCCGAAGAAGAAGCTCGACAACGCGCGGCGGAAGAAGCCGCTAGACGTCAAGCAGAAGAAGCCCGACGCCAAGCCGAAGAAGAAGCACAGCGTGCCGCAGAAGAAGCGGAGCGTAGACAGCAAGAAGAAGCACAGCGTGCGGCAGAAGAGGCCGCTCGACGCGCAGAAGAAGCCCGTGCCGCAGAAGAGGCGGCGCAACGTGCGGCAGAAGAAGCCGCTAGGCAACGTGCTGAAGAAGAAGCTCGTATCCGTGCAGAAGAAGAGGCGGCTAGACGTGCCGCAGAAGAAGCAGAACGTGCCGCCGCAGAGGAAGCACAACGCCGTGCAGAAGAGGCTAGACGTGTAGCAGAAGAGGAAGCCAGACGTCGCGAAGAAGCGGAAGCTGAAGCGGCTCGACAACGCGCGGCAGAGGAAGAAGAGCGTCGTCAAAGAGAGGAAGAAGAAGCCAGACGTCGTGCTGAAGAAGAAGCAGGTCCGACATTACCCGATGATCGGCAGGGTGACGATGGCGTAAAACGAGAACCCGGCGAATCTCCTGATTTTCCCGGTGATCGAGAACCCGGCGATCCTTTTCCAGAACCTCAACCAGAACCAGAACCAGAACCGGAACCAGCGCCTGAACCAGAACCAGAGCCACCGGTTGATGATGCACCTATCAAGTGCCCAGACGGTTATTTTTATTCTGAAGCAACAAAGCAATGTGAGCCTATAAAACAAGCGCCGCAAGAACCAGAACCAGCGCCTGAACCAGAACCTGAGCCAGAACCAGAGCCCGAGCCTGAACCAGAACCAGAGCCAGAGACAGAACCGGATGAAGATGACGAAGGTGATGATGATATAGACATCTGGGATGTTTTGTTGCGTGGTGATACCGGCACCCTTACGACCATGCCTGATGATTGGGAAGCCCCAAACCCAGAAGGCAACAGAGTTAGACAATGGCGAGCTTCTGCTGACTTTTGGCCTGAAGGTCATGAATATCACGGCATGACATCAGCAGAAGAAACACGAGCACGTTTAGGATTATCTCCAGATGCTCCTATTAAAGGTGCTCAAGGTCGAGCAACTCGTCGAAAAAGAAGGGCGGCTGACAGAAACTTTGGTGGTTTAAACCAGTACCTTATTGAGAACAGTCCAACGTTTGGTGACTATATAGACGTTGCTCACCAAGCGTATGACCAGTTAGTTGAGGCTGGTTATGAAGAAAGTAAAACAACCGGCGGTAGACGACCAAGTAGTACAAATACCTTAGCGCATTTCAGACGTTTAGTCGGCAATCACATGCTAAACAATGCGGCTGATTGGGGCACGTCTATTTTTAGAGCAAACCCTAACGACAAACGAAGTATTCAACTTAGAGACCTTGGTAAATTTAACTTTGTTTACATTGGTGACGCTACTTACGACGGTTTACTCAAAAAATTAGGTTTTAATCCCAACGATTGGGAATACAGAATCAACGAAGAGGGACGCGGTAATTTAGGCGAGTTTGGATACAACGAGTTCAAACTGCACGAAGACTCTACTTTTGAAAGAGCTTTTAAAGGTGTCGTGTTGGGCGCTATATCATTAGGTATGGGTGCCGCCGGTGCTCAACTTTTAGGCCCAGTTTTTGCATCGGTGGGTATACCTAGCGCTATTTCTGCTACGTTAGGTAGGGCGGTAGCTAATGCGGTAACTACAGGTGTTGTAACAGGCGACTTTGATCCTGAAGAGTTTTTAGAAGGTATTGTTAGAAGCAATCTAGGATCTATTTTTGAAGGGGCTATGGAGGCTGTTGGAACTTTTGCTGACATAGCGGGTGTTGATGATTTTCTTAGTGGTTTGGGAGAGTGGCTAGATAACCACGCGCTCGCTACAGATCCCACAACGTCCTTTATGGACATCATAAATAATATTACGAGTGCTGTATCTGATGTCGCTGGAGCAGGAATAAACGGCCTAATAACTGCGGCAGGTGCTGTATTAGGGCCAGTATTTACCGCCGGTGTAGAATTACTTGAAGCGTTAGGGTTTGAATTTGGATCTCCCGATGGCGGTGTAATTATGAATCTGGCCGCTGATGCGGCTCAAGGTAACTTTGGATCTAGCGAAGAATTTCTTGCGGCGTTAGTTAATGCAAGCGACGAGTTTGGGTCTGTAGAAGAACTTTTAAGCCTAGAAAATATTAGAAACGCTTTAGAAGCTGGGTATGCTCTATTAAACGAACAAAACCCTGATCTGGATTGGGAGTTGCCCGAACCGGAAACAGTAGAAGAAGACGACGAAGAAGATGTTCCTGAAGGACCGCTTGGACAGCCGATTGATGGTTTTGCCTTCGAAGCGGACAGCAAAACCGACCTTTACATGGATGCGGAAGGTAATTTCTACGATAGAAACAACGTCGTTTTCGGTCCTAATGGTATTGTAGTTCAAGGTACGGATGTTCCCGTAGAGTTACGTAGCGTATTTACTGACGAATCAGGACACAGTGTCTTTTTTGACGAGACCAACAACCCCACTCGCGTACTTGCATCGAACGGCGACCAATTCTTTTTTGATGAAGAAAACCGGATGTGGCGTCAAGAAGGGTTTGAGATTGGTTCAGAGCCGACAGCTACTGAAAGAGCTCTTTCCGATGCAATAATGACCTATACGTATGATATAGGGCGACAGAACTACGAAGATGCGTACCGAGAAGCCTTAGATGTTTCTGTAGCAGAACAAGACATTGCTCCATTTATGGACTTTGTACGCGGTAATGATTGGCTTACCAGCGTTAACGCTGACGGTATATCAGTCTTAAGTCCTTCAGCCGAAGCCATGTTAATGGAAGTGTTCGGTGTTGAAACTGCTGAAGAGCTTGCAAATGCTTTGTATAGGCAGGGGTACTACGTACTACGTTCTGGAGACCAAGTAGCTGTCGATTTCGACGAGCCTCGCAACATTGCATACGACGAAAATGGAGATCTCATTATCAATCCGGGCGGTATTCAGGATTGGGGAGAGACACCTGACACTCCATACGTTATTGGTGAGCCTGACGACCCTGACCCAACTAGCTATTATGAAGCCGAATTTGAACCTCCAGAGGAGCCTGACGAAACAGTTACTGAGGTGCTTGATGAGCATGTAGACCCAACTGAAACTGAGGACGAAGAAGAGTCCGAAGAAGACTCGGAGGAAGGCGACCCTGCTGAAGGCGAAGAGTCTGAAGATAGCGAAGAGTCTGAAGAAGGCGAAGAATCTGACCCAGCGCCTGAACCTCAACCAGAACCAGAACCAGAACCAGCGCCTGAACCTCAACCAGAGCCAGAGCCCGAGCCAGCGCCTGAACCTCAACCAGAGCCAGAGCCCGAGCCAGCGCCTGAACCTCAACCAGAGCCAGAACCCGAACCAGAACCTGAGCCAGAACCTCAGCCACAACCTGAGCCAGAACCTGAGCCAGAACCTCAGCCACAACCTGAGCCAGAACCCGAACCAGAACCTGAGCCTGAGCCTGAGCCTGAGCCAATGCCGCC